TTCAAACCTGATATCATCTTCGTAGACTATCTTAATATATGTGCAAGTGCGAGGTATAAAGGTGCGGTTGTCAACAGTTACACGTATGTCAAAGCGATTGCTGAGGAGCTTCGGGGTCTTGCTGTGGAAGCTAATCTCCCTATCGTTAGTGCTACTCAGACCACTCGTAGTGGTTATGGCAATAGTGATCCAGATCTTACCGATACTTCTGAGTCTTTTGGCCTTCCTGCCACTGCTGATTTTATGTTTGCCCTTATCTCTACTGAGGAGCTTGAACAACAGGGTCGCCTCATGGTCAAACAACTTAAGAACAGGTACTCAGACCTCGCTACCTCACGAAAATTCATGGTGGGAATTGACAGATCCAAAATGAGGTTGTATGATGTTGCGGATGATGCTTCCGAAATCAGCATCGACACAGAGGACGTGGGAGATAAACTCTCACAGTTCGCTGAATCACAAAACAGACTATCCAAATTTGCTGAATGGAACGTATGACTATTAAATTTGAACGCTATGAAGAGTTTGTGGCAGCAGTTACAAGCAATGCTTCTACAAACTTTGTGGACTTCGCTGACCGTATTGGCGAACTTGATCGAGAGGGTGCCAATATTGAGCGTCTTCTTACTGCTGGTGTTGGGATTAATGCTGAAGGTGGTGAGTTCCTTGAGATCATTAAGAAGATGGTATTCCAAGGAAAACCCTGGAACGAAGATAACCGTGAGCATCTTATTATTGAGTTGGGTGATCTGCTATGGTATGTCGCTCAAGCAACAATGGCACTGGGCATCAGCTTTGATGAAGTCATTGCAACCAACGTGAAGAAACTGGAGAAGCGTTATCCTGACGGTACGTTTGATATTTACTTCTCTGAAAACCGTGCTGCTAACGACCGATGAAAATTCTTACACTTGAAGACTACCAAAAGGCAGGAGAAACTTTTTGGCCTAAGTATTGGTACATCGCTAAAGAACTTGGAGAGGATGCTAAACCTGAGCAAGTCCTCAAAGTTATGGAAGCGATTGGTGGTGTTGCACTTAAGCAAGCACTAGAAGACAAACTGTCTGGTCCATTTGGTTTTAATAAAAAGGAGAAAGATGAAGACTAGATTTATCTTATTCACCAAGGACTCTTGTGGTCCTTGTGGTCTGGTAAAGCGATACTTCAATGCTCTCAATGATGAGCGTACCAAACTCATCGAAGAAGTTCATCTTGAAGATTTTAGTGATGAACCAATTCCAGAAGAGAACATTGCCATCGCTAAAAAGTATGGCATCACTGCCACACCTGTCCTGATTGTTGTTGATGAAGAAGGAGAACTACTTGAAACTTACTCAAGCGGTATGCCAATCACTCAAAACATCCGTAAACTCTGGGCGAAATACGAAGTATAAATATGACCTCCCTCTAAATAGTTAGACGGGAGGTTTTTTTATGAAGCCATCAGATTTTGCTAGGAAAGGATCAAAGTATAGAGACAGAACTGATGTTTTGTTTGATAAAGCTCTGTCACAAAATGGCAAAGTAAATCATTTCAAGACAGAGCAGGGTTTAGTTGAGATGGGTGGTTTTGAAATCACCAGACAAACAAAGACTGGTAAGTCTTTGAAGATAGTTTCAAACTACTTTGATTTTTCTGAGATGCGTGGTCCCTCTGGACGTGCAAGAATGAATGCCGCTAAGAGAGCATTCAATTCTTTGATGCTTGCGGGTTTGCGTGGTAAGAATCATATTGAATTTACATGTAATAATGTAAACTCTAGAAACAGAGATATCTATCTAGATCTAGGTGATTTTGAAAAGACAGAAGAGTTTGGTGGCAGGGGAGCAGGATCAACCAAACAAAACTTTGGTAATGAATATGAGAAGTCTCTTGCCAAATCACTACAAGATTGGAAAGAAGGAAAACCTGTAACGAGGTGGTCCGATCATGTAACTGCCATAACAACGCAAGTGCAGGAGAAGCATGGTGCTATACTAGAGGTCATCGCGACTGGTGAAGTGGACACCAAACGACCTCTGGTCTTGAAGGGTCAGAACGTGGTGATCTCGGTGGGAGGTGGTACTCTTACTACTGACATCGGACAGAAGGTTGCTGATATCGTCCTCAAGTGTGAGAAGAGTGATGCTTATCTGTCTGTAAAATATGGTGATACATTATCATTCTTCAACTGTGGTGTTGCAGGTAGTGGAAAGAACAACCTGAGACTATTTCCAGAAACAGATTTACGTAAAGGTGAGATTCCAGATGCTGGTAAAAAATATCTTGATATGTTTGGCATCGAGTATGATGACTTCTTGTCTGTCTTTGAGAAATACGTTGGTAAAGATGCTGCGAGTGCATCTGTAGAGAATCATCTGCGTGATATAACTTTGACAGGACCACAGAAATCTGCATTAGAAGATCTGATTGCTAGTGGTGTAGGTAAAGGTTATTGGATGACCCACTATGATGGTGGCAAATTACATTTCTATCAGATTGATAATAAGTATTTGAAAGATGCTTCTACCCTTACTGGTAATACTATTAAACTCCAGTATGGTGGTGGAAATGGTAAAGCAAAACGAATCAATATGATTTTTGAAACTAAATCATATGAGTTTAGTTTTAACATCAGAAGCAAGAGTGGTGGCGTCTATCCTACTCACACTAACGGAGACTACTTTAAGAAGTAATGGCAAACGTAAAGCAACTCAAGCACCTAGAACACCTGGAAGATGAGATGCTCAACTATGGAGTTGAGGGTTGTAAAGCTGCGGTGTCATTCTTGAAAGAACTTCGTAAGATGCTGGGACATCAGGAAAGTTCTGGTTTCATGCAGACAAAGTGGGACGGTGCTCCTTCTCTTATCTGTGGAACAGATCCTATGACTGGCATGTTCTTTGTTGGCACTAAGTCTGTCTTTGCAAAGACTGCTCCAAAGATTTGCTATGGTCCAGAAGACGTTGATGAATTCTATGATGGTGATCTAGCAGAGAAACTTAAATATGCTCTTCTCTACTTTGCTGATCTTAATATCGAAGGCATCGTTCAGGGAGATCTTCTGTTTACTACAAGTACATTAAAGCAAGAAACAATTGATGGAGAACGACTCTACACATTTCGACCAAACACTATTACTTATGGCATCCCTGTTAACCACGATATTGGTAAAAAAGCTGGCAGAGCAAAGATCGGAGTAGTATTTCATACTCACTATACTGGGGATGATTTTCAGACTATGCAAGCTCGTGCAGGTGCTGATGTAGAAGGATCTGCTGATGCTTTGGTTGTGAAGAATGATACGCCTATGCATAAGGTTGGGTTCTCAAAAACAGAGATGACTAAGTTTGACCGTTATGTCTCTAAGATTGAACGCATGTGTCAGATCTGTGGTCCTTTTCTTGATGAGTTAGTTGCTGCTGGTGGAACTAAGGGTGATGCTAAGTTTCATATTTCTAGTTTCTTAAAGCAATTCTTTAATAATGAGATTAAGAATGCTCGCACTATTGCCAACGTAGATGAAGCGATGTACGACATGCTTAATTTTTATGAGGAGAAAACAAATAAAGAACTTTCCAAGATCAAGACAGTAGCAAACCTAACTGCAAAAAGAAATCTTGTATATGGCAGTCAGAATTACGTTGTAGATAATGTATACAAGTTCAAAGCGATGCTTGCACTGTATAAGGAACTGCAGGCAGTCAAGCAAATGGTTATAGATAAACTGGACCACCTGGAAGAGTTTAGAACATACGTTCAGACTGACAAAGGATATAAGGTTACAACTCCTGAGGGATATGTTCTGCATAAAGATGGCAGTATGATCAAGTTTGTTAATCGCCTGGAGTTTGCATACAACAACTTCACTTTACAGAAGCAATGGCGTTAAATTGTAAGACTTGCTACTTTACTTTTGGTAGGTTCCAACCTCCAACGATAGGTCATGCTGAGAATTTCAAGGGTGTCAAACGTGAAGCAGGCACCCATGACTATCGTATCTACATCTCACAGACTGTAGATAAGAAGGGTAGCAATCCCTTACCGCCAGAACGTAAGTTATACTACATGAATAAGATGTTCCCAGAGCATCGTGGTAAAATATTTTCAGGACCAAAGCAACCTGTTGCTATCTTGCAAGATCTAATGCTAGCAGGATATAATGAGGTAGTGTTTTTGGTAGGTTCTGACAGGGTTTCTGCCATGCAGTTCCTCCATAAATATAATGGAAAAGACTTCTCATTCAGGAAGATCGAGATCAGATCTTCTGGAAGTAGAGACGCTGACGGTGATACGTTTGCCATCTCTGGAACTAAGATGAGACGTGCAGCAGCTGCTGGCGACTTCGGAAATTTCAGATTGGGTATTCCTAAAGCATTAAATGATCGTGATTGTCGTGCTCTCATGAATGAGATTGCTGCGGCGCTACCAGATAATTTCAAATGAAAGATTTTAAAAAGTTAAGAGAAGAAGCACTGCGTCAACAACAGCGACATACAGAAGTCTTCAAAGAAGGTGATGCTATCATGTCATCACGTACAGGAGACAAAGGTCATATCCACAGAGTCGGTGGCAACTATGCTATTGTAATATCTGAGGAAGGAAATATGTTTCGTGAGTGGATAAAGAATATTAGATCTATAAATAATACGAGAAGAACGTCCCTATTAAACGATGAATTACCAGAAACCAATCAATAGTGTTAATTCAAACGATCAGTTTTCGTCTGGATTGATGGAGCAATATGGTAAGTGGATGGATGGTGATTGCTTCCAGAATACTGAAGCACCTGATCTTCACTTGTCTGAAGCAGCATTTGATGGCATGGATCCCCAATCACATGGTGCTGAGATCAAAGATACTACTAAAGTAAAGAAAGACGCAAAGAAAGAAAAGTCTGTTGCTGAGTCAGAAGTTCTAGAGCGTGAAGAGTATGAGATCGATGGCGAGACTTATGTCATTGAAAAGGCAAAAGGTCTAGATGGTAAGGCATGTTGGAAGGGATACAAACTTGCTGGCACCAAGAAGAAGGGTGGTAAAACTGTTGATAACTGTGTAAAGGCAGGTGATCAGGTATCACATGATGGCGAAGAGTTGGAAGAGAAGAAGCTTGATCCCGTCAACCATGGTGAACTCAAGGGTAAGCACGCTGATCGTAAGGATAAGGACATCGATAACGATGGTGATGTAGATAAGTCTGACAAGTATCTTCACATGCGTCGTAAGAAGGTCTCTAAAATCATCGGTATGAAGGGCAAAAAATGAAACCATTTAAAGATTTCCGTGAGGAGTGTGGGTGTAAGGACAAAGATCGTAAGGGCAAAAAGAAGAAGAGTGGGAATGTAGAGGTCATGCCTACCATCAATGATGGTCAAAAGGGTATGGTCACCAAACCTACTAATGAGGCAAAGAACTATCCTGGTCCTTTGTATGCCCCATGGTCTGCTGTAGTCAAGGGCAGAGGTTTTGATCCCTTGGAGGAGGTTGCACCCCCTGGAAAAAAGTACGAGAGGATGGTTAAGCATATCAAAAAAAGTTATGCTAAAGATGGCAAACTGTCCGATGATGAAAAGTCCATCGCTTATGCTACCGCATGGAAACATAAGAACAAAAAAGAATCGTTTGAAGGTGGAGTTCAAAAAGCACGCCGTGATCATAGATCTGGCACGCTACTAACCTTCAAACAGTTTCTTGCAAAACTAACAGACATCTTAGATGAGTGGGAGAAATAAATAAGCTTGCACATCGCGATAAGATCATGCTTGCTTTTTTACTTCCCCTAGCATCTAAAATTATTTCAGACGCAGTTGCTAAGCTTCCTGACGACGAGGAACTTGGCGAAAAACTAGTTGAGATCTGCTTACTTATCCTTAGCAAGGCAGTCAAACTAACCAAGACAGATATGGATGACAAACTTCTGGCAGTTGTCGAACAGGCAATCCAGAAGCGCGAAGAAGCCTGAGATATAA